AAACCAGAACTTTGTTAGTGGATTCTTCTTATCTTTTACAACGTTCATTTCACGGAGCAAAGGATACATTTACCGCCAAATTCGGTCACATTGGCGGTTTGTATTCTTTTATGACAACCATTCGTAAATTAATAAAGGAGCATATGATTAATAAGGTTGTGCTCATTTGGGATGGGGAAGGTGGTGGAGTAATGCGCCATCGTATCGATAGGGAATATAAAGCCAATCGAAAAAATAAGGAATGGTATAGAAAGATTGAACTATCTGCTGCGGAAATCCGCAGGGAAAAAGCTAAAGAAGAATCCATTTTAAAACAAAGAAAACGCATTCAGGCATATGCGGAGCAATTATATTTAAGACAAATTGAAGTCGATGATGTTGAAGCTGATGATTTAATCGCAGCATATTGTCAGCAATACAACAACAAAGAAGAAATCTTTTTGTATTCAAATGACAGGGACTTTGCACAATTGCTTGATTTGAATATCACAATCATATTCCCAAATATCAGTCAACCAGTTACCAAAATTAATTATATGATGTATTTTAAGCATCATTATTCGAATGCATTGGTGCTTAAAATAATTTGTGGTGACGTATCTGATAACATAAAAGGAATTGAAGGGATAAAGGAAACAACGTTATTAAAATATTTTCCAGAAATGGAATATAAGCATTTATCGGTTAGAGAAATTTGTCAAAAAGCCGATGAAATGAATAAGCAAAGAATTGTTGAAAAGAAGCAGCCACTTAAAGCACTTGAAAATTTATTGAAAGGCGTTGAAAGATTGAAGATAAACTATCAATTAGTTAATCTATCAAAACCGATGTTAACGGAAGCAGCAATTGAAGAATTGCAGCAATTGGAAATGCCATTGTTGGAGTCGGATGCAGAGGGAAAAGAGAAAAGAGGGGAGAGATTATACGAGTGGATGGTTAAAGAAGATGAGTTTTTATCGGTATATGGTAGCACATATCCCAATTACATAGAACCATTCTATACTGTAATCATGCGTGAAAGACAATTACTTAAAGAGTATGAGAAAAAAAATTTAACTACTTTGTGAAAAAGTCTTTCACTTTTGCCGGATTCCAATTATATTTGTGTCAATAGTATTAACCATAAAAAATAAATCAAATGAACGAGAAAGAATTTAATAATGAGTTTAGGTTTTCACTGTATCAGGGTAATGTTTTGTTAGGTGAAAAAGTTTTCGATGCAGACCAGTTTAACCCTTTTACAAGATATTCCATTGATATAAGGGAAATATTGCCCCGTGCAATAACTAAACTCCAAAAAGTGCTTTCAAAAAGAAGTTATGTGACGGAGTTAAACGAGAGACTTGATTTGTTTCAATATCATCAGAAAATGATAAGTTTATATCCACAGGAATATAGGGGGGGTATGCGTTATAATCCACAGCCAATTGTTCAGCAAATTGAGGAAAAGGTAATTCGTGGTGTTGAATGTAAAATCGGTTTTTATATTAACGATAAAACCATAGTTGAAAGGCTGTTTTATGTTGATGGTTTCAATCCGGTTGCACGCTGGTCGGTTGATTTAATTGACACAGTTGTTGAGGTTGGAAACACAATTTTCAATCACATAAAAAGGGACGACATTGATAATATGTGGGATGATTATGATTTAATTAACATCAAAGGATTATCAATTAATCAAATCAGAGAACTTCCCCCGGCAAAAAGAGAAGAAATGCTGCGAAAACTCAGGAAGAACTGAGTTTAAATAATATTGGGCAGTTGCTGTGCTCTTGGTTTTTAAAATTAGATTCATAATTATTTTTATTCTTTATATATTAACAGCAACTGCCCTTTTTATAACATTATTATAAAATGGCAGATAGTACAGAAAATACTTTTACAGCATATCTCGGACCGGAATTTCAGCAACGCCTTATGTGGCAATTGCTTGTAGAACCAGAATTTGCAGAAAAAACCATACCGAATTTAGCTATTGAATATTTTGATGACCCCAATTTAAAGAGGTTGTTCATCATTATGCTTGAATACTTTAAGGAATATGAAAAAGTTCCAAACCTTCAAAATCAGAGTATTCATCAGGCAATCAACAAATACAAAACTCCAAATAATTTAATTGAAGAAGAATCGTTATTTTCTGTCATTAAAAGAATTACACTTTGGAACGAAAGAATTTTAAATAAAGAAATGCTTCATGATGGTTCTGTTGTTCAAAAGGAAACAAATACTTTTATAAAACAACAGGAATGGAGAAAATTTGCTGAATTTATTCTTGATAAAACAAAGAGTGGTGAAATAAGGAGAAAACACGTACTTGGTGAAATTGATGAGAAAATTCAAAAAATTTCGCATATTGGTGATGAAGAAGATTATGGTACTGAAGTAATTGATAATATTGAAAAAGCGTTAAGAAAAGAATTTCGTCAGCCAATACCGACAGGTGTTGATGTGCTTGATGCTGTTACTGGTGGTGGACTTGGTAAAGGTGAAATTGGTGTGATATTAACTCCGTCAGGTGTTGGAAAGACCACACTACTCACCAAGATTGCTAATTACGCATATGAGGCTGAGAAAAATGTGCTTCAAGTCATTTTTGAGGATACTACAGAACAAATTCAGCGTAAGCATTATGCTATTTGGTCGAAAGTTCCGTTAAGCAAAATGGATGACGAAGAAGAAAACAAGAAAGCATTTAAAATTTGTAACGAAAAAGCTGAATCAATGAAGGGCAAAGGTGTTCTTCTTATTAAGAGATTCAGTCAGGAAAACACTACAATGCTTGACATTCGTAATTGGATGATTAGGCATCAAAAGAAAACCGGAATTAAATTCGATATACTTATACTTGATTATCTGGATTGTCTTGAATCACACAAGAAAACACCGGATAGAACTGAAGCTGAACTTCAAATTATTAAATCATTTGAAGCGTTAGCATCAGATTTTGACATACCAGCATGGACGGCAATACAGTCAAATCGTTCTGGTTTTGATTCTCAATACGTAGAAGCACACCAAACAGGTGGTAGTATTAAGAGAATACAAAAGGCGCATTTGTTCATGTCAGTTGCAAAAACAAAAGAACAGAAAGAAGCACAACTTGCAAATATCAGGATAATCAAAGCCAGATTTGCACAAGACGGTCAGACATTTGATGATGCAATATTCAATAATGATACAATGGAAATTCGTATTGAAGACAGCAGATACAAATATGCTCAAGTCAATAAGTATGCAAAACATTATGGTGAAAAAGATATTGAGAATCTTGAGGAAAAAAATAACGAGATGACCAAAATTCATACGCATCTTTCTGATTTTGAGAGAAGTTCAATTGATAAAGCGAATGATATTACCGTTGGTGATGTGGTGACTGATATTTCAAAAGACAAATCTGTTGAATATAAAGATGCATTTAATTCAATGTATAGAAATTCAAATGAAAATAATAATACTGTAAGTGGCGATATTGAAAAAGTACCGATATTGAAAGATTTTATAATGAATAATGAAAATGTATATCCTTTAACTGAAAAGCCAAAAGATGATATATTGGAAATTGATACTGAAAATGATGGTGTAGGTGAGGGAGTAAATAATAATGATGATGCTGTAACTGATACTGTAAATGATACTGAAAATACAAATGCTGAACAAAATGATGCAGAAGTCATAGCTGAAATTCAAAGGATTATGAAAGCAGATGTGGATGATGCACCTTTTGAATGGAATGGGGAATCTGGGACAACAACTAATGAAATTGTCGTACAACCTGAAGTAAAAATAGAAGATATTAAACCAGAGCCAATTTTTGAGGCAAAAAATACTCAACTAATTGACCCTGACGAAGAAAAGTCACATCCAAGCGTGTTTAAAATGCTTGAAGAGTACCGTAGAAAACAGGGAAATATAAGAAAAGAATAAAATTTTTTCTTATATTTATGACTTTTCCAAAATATCATCGTATTTATAAATCCAGACGTGCGATAAAACTTTTTTTTCATTTTTTTTAAAAATTTTTTGAAAAATACTTGCACAGGAAAAAAATGTGTTTTATATTTGCACCGTCTAAGAGACAAAAACGTTCTTTTAACGATTGAAATTTTTTACATGGGGAGATAGCAAACAAAAAAACGATAAATACTATCTCACTGCTCTCGAAAGAGAGAACTTGTAGTGTTTTCAGTAAAGGTAAAGCAATTTGTGTTGAAAACAAAAGATTGTAGGTTCAAGTCCTACTCTCCCCACAAAAATAACTTTAAGCTAAAATCGTAAGATAATGGGCAATGAAGTTAAAGAAAATCAGTTGGGTATGCCATTGGGTACTGCATCTGGTAAACTTAGAAAACAAATACTTTTTCATTTGTTGAAAAAACACGGTGAAAATATTTGTTATAAGTGTGGGAATGAAATCAAATTTGTTCATGAATTAAGTATTGAACATAAAAAAAATTGGCTTCATTCCGAAAATCCGGTGGAATTGTTCTTTGATATTGATAATATTGCTTTTAGCCATCTGAAATGCAACAAATCTGAAAACAACAAGGGTGGTTTTTATAAAAGGATTAATGTTGCTGAAGGAAATTCATTTTGTTCTAAATGCCGACAGGAAAAAGATAAAAATGAATTTTATGTGAATAAACAAAGATGGAATGGTGTTGGTGGTCATTGTAAAAAATGTATCTCCGAATCAAATAAAGGCAGAAAAAGATAAGTGAGAAACGGCTTGTTATTACAGTACAGAAATTAACTCAGTTGGATAGAGTGTCCGCACGTCAAGCAGAATGTCATCGGTTCAATTCCGATATTTCGATTAACAAAATAACAAACAAATTATCTCACTTCATATTGCGGGGTGGTAGCAGTCCGGTTAGCTCGTCTGGCTCATAACCAGAAGGTCGAGGGTTCAAATCCCTCTCCCGCTACAAAGTGAAGAACTGATAGTGTATACAGTAAAGAATGTTGCAGAAACAATGCCGTCCATGAGTGACGGCAGGTTTACCCGAACACTAACAAACTTCTTCCAAAATTATAAAGAAGAACTGATGGTTTTTACAGTAAATTTGACAGTAAATCAGACTCTTACAACACAAAGACCAACAAATTTCTTCTAAACTTATTGAAATTCCCGGTTGTCCCTGTGGCAACACAAACTTCCGGGTAACGTACTTTGAAAATATTAGGGAAAACGAAAAGTGTTTACAGTAATACGTGGGTTCAAATCCCATCGACTGAGCCAATTTCAGTTGTAGCCAAGTGGTTAAGGCACAAGTCTCTTAAACTTGCAAACAAAAACAAATACTTTTAAATTGTTCCCTTAAATTATTGAGAGTGGTAAGCCGGGAATGCAAATTATGATAATGCATATTAAAATTCAGAGCATACCCCACCGCTCGAAACCTAACATTTGAAGTAGCACTGACGGGTGCTCGGTTAAGAATGGTTTTTTGGTCACAGTCGTGTGGCATTTTTTTCAAAAAATTTAAACTTTTATGGAAGAACTGGCTGTGTTTACAGTAATTGAAACATGTAATCTCCCCCATGTGAGAGGGGAGACAACTTACAGGCAATACAACCGCACTTCTTCTCTTATTTTGAGAAGTAGAGTTATTCCAGACATAAACGGGTGGGGATTGATAGAGAAATCTGTCAACTCACCCGTTTTTTTTTGATTTTTTTTTGACGTTCTTTGTAACATTTTGAAAATAGTATCGTATAAGTACTTGTTTGTTGGAAAAATATTTTTATATTTGGCATCATTTAAATTATCAACATGGAAGAACTTATTAAAATCAGAAAAAGCATTAAAACCGGAAGTCCGGTGGTAAATGCAAGAGATTTACATGAATTTCTTGAAGCAAAACAAGATTTTTCGAACTGGTTTAAAGGACGAATAAAGAAATATCAGTTCATTGAAAATGTGGATTACGCTCGAATTTTTTACGATATAAATGGTAATGTAATACCATTCGCTAAAATTAGCGAGTCTGATTCACAGGCATTTGAAAGGATATATCGAATCGAATATGCACTGACTTTGGATTGTGCCAAAGAACTTGCAATGGTTCAAAACAATGAAAAAGGTAGACGGGCACGTTTATATTTCATTGAGGTTGAAAAGAAGTACAGGGAAATGAAAGAAGAAGCAACAAGACCTGCACTTTATACGATGTCAGATACTGCAAAAAGGTTGAAATTAACCGATTATTGCGGTAAAATTGGAAGAAATGGTTTGCTTAATATTTTGGAACGTAACAGGATAATCAAGAAAAACCATCAACCACTTCCAAAGTACGTGAAGATGGGATATTTTACAACGAGTCCGGTGAGGGTGACAGAAGAAGGGATGAAATGGTTGAATCAGATGCTCTGTGTTGAAAAAACCAGCGACAATACAGAATTGAAAAAGGAAATCGCTGAATTGCGTGAAACTCAAAAAATGTTGGTTGAAGGTGTTGCGTGTGTGGTGGAAACATTATTGTTTAATAAGGGTGGACATCGCACAGAAGAACAAAATAGAATTGCTGTTGGTCATTTACAGCGTTTCTTGGACAAAGCAAATGGACAAAAGGCACTTAATTAATAAATATAAATAAAGGTAAAATTATGAAAGAATTGGTATTGACACAAAAATCGCTTGCAACCGTTAGGCAGTCATTAATTGACGGTCTTACTATTGCTTCTGGTGCTAAGAGCAGTGCTACTTACTACCACGGAAAAGACGAACAATTGAAGGCTATCCAGACTCAAATCAAGAGTTTGTATAAACTTTCAAAGGAACTCCCGTTGATTGTAGCAAGTCAAAAGGGAGCAACAGGTAAATTCGTAGCTGAAGTTCTTTTGAACGAATTTCAGAATACGTTAAAGGGTGGAGCATGCAATATTGTCAATCCAATTGACTGGTATGATAATGGATTGAGCGATAAGGCAGTCCTTACCGCATTGAATAACCTTGGCGAAAACGGTTTGCCTTATGTTCTTCGTTTATTCGTAGATTTGAAGAACGCAAAGGTTAACAACGAAAGGTCAAGGAAGATTGTGCTTGGCTTTATTTGGGGTCAGGACAACCTTGAATTCTATGCGATGAAGTACCGTAACAAGCTTGCTGAAATTTTAAGGCACGTGTATGGTAAGAAGATGACTTCTGTATTGCTTTCAATTGCTGGCAAAGCAGCAAATGTTGGTCAGTTTGTAGTTGGAAGCGAAAAGGAAATGAATATCGTCAACGAACATATATTAAGGTATTACAATGGCGATATGGTAAAAGCATCAAAGCTTTTGCTTTTCATCTTCAAGAAAGATACTGGTGTTACTTATGGCGCAAATGAATTCCCTCTTTTGAGCGAATACATGAAGGCAAAAGTTGATATCACCAGCACCAAGAAAGTGCCGGAAGAAGTATTGCTTGGTCTTATTTCAAACGTAAGACATCCACAATATCATTCAATGTGGGCAACTGATATCCAGAAAGAAGCAACAAAAGCTTTAATCAGGAAGAATGTTGAAGTAACTTCTGTAAACCAGCAGGTTCGTCAAACCAAGTCAACTGCAAAGTTGGGTGTTGAAAAGACTGTTGACCTTGAAAAAGCAACTGATTTCTTGGCACTTTACAAGACTGGTTACGAAAACGGTTGGACTGAAGATTTGCATAAGGCAATTGATAAGCTTGCCGAAAAGAAGAGGATTCCGGGATTCTTCTACCAGAATATTGGTGTTATTGTCGATGACAGTATATCAATGACTGGTCACAAGGCTGAATCAAAGAATACTCCAAAGGCAATTGCAGATTTCACTGCAAGGGTACTTGGTAAATCAGCACAAACAGCTTTGGCAACAAAGACTGATGGTGAAGTTACTGATTTGGCAAGTTCATTCGTTCAGCTTTTGAAGGCTGAAAATCCTTCAAAGCCATACGATGCAATTTTCATCTTAACT